CCCCAGCATCCGCCATCAGCTTGTTGAAGTCGATTGTCGTCATGATGTCACTGTCTCCAATGTCTGGGGTGGTTGGTAATGCGGGTACACCGCATCGAGGATCTTGCTGATGTCCGGGTCGTCGATGACCGGGCCGACCCTGCCCTGGACTCGCTGGCCCGCCTCGTATGATGGGTGCTGATTGACCAGCAACTTACGGACCTCGACGGTCGGCTGTCCTTGCGCGTCAAGCATCATGTCCGTGTAGAGGTAGCCGACGATGTCCATCCAGTACGGCAGGGCAGTCTGGATCTGTCCCTGCATGTACGGTCGCCACTTGCCATCCGGCCCCTGCCTTGTCTCGGCGACGAACACCGCGACCCGGATCGGGTTGTACGGATTGATGGTCAGGTCGCGCAGACCGCGGATGACGTCGTCCATCCCGGTCAGGAGGTTGCCCCAGTCCTGCTGCTTCATGGACTCCGTGCCGACCAGATTCTTCTTCAGGCGACGCTGAATCTCGCTGATGGAGTCCACGTCGACCGTGACGAAGTCATGTTGTCCCTGCTCCAACCACATCCTGGCATTGACGAGGTTCTGCCACTCCATGACCGTGACGAGCGCGATGTCCCACGTGCCGTCCCACCTCGGCGGTGGTCCTGCAGGGTCCCAGGGGATGATCACGGGCCAACGCCCGTACTTCATCGCGAGCTGCTCCGACGAGGCGAGGAACTTGCTGCCGCCCTCAGCGTCGAACTTGATGATCGGTCTCGGAGCGGACCCTGTGAGAGTCGTCTTCCCGATCTTGGAGTGCGCGTGGATGAGGACGCTCAGCGTCCTCGGGTCATACGTCATTCGTCACGTCCTGTCTGTAGCGCTCCATTGGGTCGCCCTCCTCATAGAGAGATTGTAGCATGTCCTCGGCGCGACTGCCATCATCCAGCATGGAACATACGGCGAAGAACTCGCACTTCCAGTGGCAGTCGCGATTCGGCCGAGGGTACACGACGACGTGATGCTGCTCGCCGGACTCTAGACGCCGCTCGACCTCCTGGATGTCCCGGATGACGCCCATCACCTTCCACCACGCGCTCTCCAACTCGGTCGGCGTGAACATGTGGTCAGCTCGGTCATAGAAGGGCGGCTTGGCGGCGGCGGTCCGCTTGACCTTCCGGATCATGTTCACGACGGCGCCGTCACTCCGAAACGCCGGGAACACGGCCCGCTTGAGGATCTCGTACAGGAGGCGCTGCTCGTCCTGCCGCAGACGACGGCGGAGATCCGCGAAGTCGCCGGTCTTGTGGTCCATGTCCAGCCGCACGCCGTCGTGAATGCGCTCGACGATGGTGTCCATCTTGCCGGCGATCGACAGGCCCGGCGCGAACTCGTACTCGATCGGCACCTCTGACGCGAGCACTCGGTAGTCCGCGTCGGCACCAGTCTCGCTGATCCACTGGACGTAGCCCTCGATCATCGCCCTGGCGAGGTCCGCCTCCTTGTCGAACTCCTTCAACTCGAGCTCGGGAGTGAGTGCCTCCTCCATCCAGCCGAGTTGATCAGACGGCAGCGTCAACTTGGAGGCGACCACGGCGCGGTCCGCTGCCAGCACCTGCTCGAGCCGGATGCGAGGATCGAGCGGCGTCTGCCCGTCAGGCACGTACCATCCGGCGAGCGCCTGGTGCACCCTCGTGCCGAGCGGAGCCGCTCCTGTCTTCTTGCCGAACTTGGGCCGGAGCCGACGGTAGTGCCCCAGCCACCACTTGCGCCGGCAGTCCTTGAATGTCTGCATCTCACTGTTGGTGAAGTATCTCACGGGCGATGTTCTCCCAGGTGCCAGCGCAGACGACGGCAGGTGATCGAGCCGTACACGGCGATCTCAGTGCCGTCCGTGATAGTGCCATTCTCCTCGATGCGATCAGGTTGTCGAATGGACCAGATCATGTTTCCGCGGGCGAGCCACTTCCGGCAGCGGATGCGGAACAGACGTCTCATATCCCTGTGTCCCACTGCTTGTCCGGGTGGACTGCCACCTGATACGCGCTCGCGGCTCGCGCGATCGCATCGAGTTTCTGATCCGCATCTTTTTGCGGACGGAGCGTGTTGCGGAACGTCCACCGGAGTGCGGCGTCGATGAGGTTCTGGGTGAGTTGCTCGATCTGACTCGGCGTCCCTCCCCCCACGTCGTGGACGTCGATCTCGATGTCGTATCCCGGCCCGTGGAACTTGTGAACGGTCATGGCCGCACCCACAAGCTCGCGTCACCGAGATCGACTCGAGCCGTCTGATCCGGCACGGTAATCGCATGCCCAGACAACGTCGTCCCAATCCGTTGTCCCTCACTGAGATAGCCATTGCCGACGGACGGACCATTGCAACCACTCGCACCGCCGCAGACGTCGCCACGATGACGACCGTGCGAGCAGCGATCGAGCTCGGATAGGAGTGTGACGGCGTCCTGCATCTTGATCAGATCCGCGCGCCGGACGATCTTCCACTCTTCTGGGAGATCGCTCTCGACAAGATTGCCATTCCAACTGATGTGAACATGATACGTACTCATCTCGTGAACTTCCCTCTGTGCTTCTCGATCTCCTGGTTGAATCGCTTGGCCCTGTCAGGATCGGCGTCTGGGTAGCCGCGGGTGTGCAGTTCGTTCCAGACGTCCTCCAACGAGTAGCGGGTGCGGATCTTCGGATGAGGCGGTGGTGAAGTTGAGAATGGGTCCCACCCGCCCTTGAAGAGCAGATCGCGCACCATGTTGTACTCGCCGGTGTAGGGCAGGCTGACGCACTCCTCGTGTCGCTCCTCGAGGCGTTCTCGGATCTGTCGGACGCGATGCCACTGGTGGTCGACCGTCGCCTCCTCGTTGATGCCCTTCCCGGTGGGTCCACGTCCGCCGTTGCGACTCATGATCCGCTCCCGGCAGACCTCGAGCGGCGTCTCCATGAACGCGAACGTGATGGCTCCAGGAGGTCCGAGTCGCTTCCGCAGTTCGTGGTAGCGACCGATCGCGAGTGACGCCATCATCGACTCGAACAGGACGTGTGGGTAGATGGCGCAGTTCCGCTCGAGCCACAACGTGACGAGTTCGGTCTTGCCCGGCATGAGCATGTCCATGCCGCCGGTCTTCGCGGTCGTCGCGTACGGCCCGACCACGAACAGCCCGCCCGCGACGAGGTGCCCGACCTGCCGGGGCTTCACCTTGTTCCAGCCGACCTTCTCCCACACCTCCACGGACGGGTAGTCCTTCAGCAGTTGGTAGACGTTCGTCGACTTGCCGCTGCACGACGAGCCCCTGATGTTGAGGATCACTAGAACATCTCCTGTCGCTGGACGTCGTCGATCTTCGCGGCGAACTCCTCGTATGACATCGCGATCCACACCACGATGCCGTTGCTCCGCTGGTCGATCGCGACCTCTGTCCGCGTGGCGTCCGCCTCGCCCCCGCTCGCGTGGATGATGTAGCGGGTGTTCAGCATGATCTCCTCGACCTCACCCTTGCTGTTGATCTGCGGCAATCTGATGATCATCTCGGCCTCCCGAGCGCGTGAAGGTACTCCTCGAAGTAGATGTTGTCGATGGCCCGAGGACGGCACTGACGCACCCACAGCATCGCCTCGTCGCCGGTCCAATTGTGGATCTCGCGGACAACGAGTGCCCCGATGAGACCGGATCTGTTGCGCCCAGCGTTACAGTGGAGGATCGTGAAGAGTCCCCGATTCATCATGCTCAACGCGGTGTCGCGAGCCTGAATCGCGTACGGCTCTCTCATCTTCCCGTCCGGGATTGGGATGTGAGACCACCAGCCGACACGCTCGATCACGGCCTCTGACGGCCTGCGATGACAGAGGGTGATCAGCCCGTGGCAGGACTCCAGGCCCCACTTGTCCATGTGGGTGACGGCCGGGAACGGCGCCATGCTCAGTCGCTCATGCAAGGCCCAGGGCACGTACCACCTCCATCTGCTGCTCTTCCAACTCGGGTCTGACTCCCCACCATGACGGGTCGCCGCGCTCTCCGAGATACTGATGAGGATAGAGACGACTGCGAAGACCATAGAAGTCGAACTGCTCTTGCATCGCGTCTCCTCCCTCGAGACCGTAGTGGCCGATCGCCTTCCCCCAGTGGCCGAGTTCGCTGTCGTGCCTGCCGGCCGCGTACTTGCCGCGGAGTGTCTGCCCGTAGATGCAGAACATGGTCTCGATCTGGAACCAGGACACCGGTACCTCGAGTCGCATGATGATGCCCTGCCTGATTCGCTCTGCGAGCTCGTCCACGTCGCGACTCGCGTTCCGGTCGGTCAGCAACTTCTTGTCGGTCAGCAGATGCTCGTGTTCCGGCATCATCAACGCCATCGAGCGACGTGGGAACTTCGCGTCGCGGGGGACGATCGTGTTCTGTGGTGAGGACATCAGATCGGCCTGGTACATCGTCTCGAGCAGCTTCATCGTCGCGTACCGTCCGAAGTACGGCACCTCGTCCGTGACAGACTTGAGAACCTCCGCGTACGACCGATCCTTCATCTCCTCGTACCTGCCCTCACACCAGCGCAGCCACCCGCTGGCGCAGGTCATGAACCTCGGCCAACTGCCCTTGACGGGCCGGCGCTCCTTCCGGATCGGCAGCCCCTTGCCGTGCTGCTCCAGCCACGGCCCCCAGGACATCGGGTCAGGCTTGCGCTCCCAGAGGCGCCACAGCAGGGCGGCGCCAGCGCACGTGTACGGCACGACGAACAGGCCGGCGAGCTCGGGTCCTCCGATCGGATGCGCCTTGATCGCCTCCGCGGTCAACTTGACCTGCGGGTCGGGCCCGCCCGCGTCCATCTCGATCCGGCAGAACTCGGTGAAGAGCTTGCGGTGGATGGGTGCTGCCTCCTCAGGCGACATGGCCAGCCCTTCTCAACTCGGCCATCACGTGGTGATATGTCGGTCCGTTGCTGCAGAGGAGATCGAGGACTCGCTTCTCGAGCGGAGCGTCTGCCGGCTGCCCTCGCCACCTGGCACGGAGCAGCGGTTCGTTGACGGAGCCGAATCGTCTGATCGCGCCGATGACGACGTCCTCCGGGTCGGGCAGCGGGTCAGATTCCTCGGCGTGCGACGTCAACTCGAGGTACTCGTCGGCGCTGAGGATCACGATGTGCACGTGGCGCTCCTCGCCGTCCGCGTCTTGGTCGGCGTCGCAGGCGTCGATCTCGTCGATCGAGTGGTCCGACCCTCCCGTGTAGTCGTGCCACTGATTCATGTGGAACACGTTGATGCTACCCATGTCCTGTGTCATCTCCTAGTGTCGGATCGATCAATGTCTTCATCGTGAAGAAGTCCTGACGGATGTCGTCGATGGTGCTCGTCCAGTCGCCGCCGTCTCGCCTGATCTCCTCGAGACGACGCAACTTCTCGTGTACTCTGCTGATCTGCCACTCCTCGATCGTGCCCTGGGCCATCACGTCGATGACGTGGATCTTCTCGTGGATCTCGCTGCCGATCCGGTGCACCCTGTCCTCCGCCTGGAGGTTCCGGATGGCGGACCAGTCCCGCTGGAGGAACACGATGGTATCCGCCGCGGTCATGGTCAGGCCCGTGCCGCCGGCGCCGATCGTGAACAGGAGGACGCGGAGGCGCCCGGCCTGGAACTCATCGAGGTACCGCCGGCGGTCGAGCTCGTGGACGTCGCCGGTGATCAGGCCATGAGGGATCTTCTCCTTCTCGAGTCTGGCCGACGCGAGGTTGATCAGCTGCTTGCTGAGCGCGCAGGCGACGACCTGCCGGCCCTCCGTCTCGGCGAGGACCTCCATCAGCACGTCCACCTTCGGACTCGGCTCGATCATCCGGTACGTCCCGTCCGGCTCGGTGGTGCCGTACGCGGACGACATCTGCAGGAGTCGGGTGGACTGCACGAGGGTGTTCGACGCGAACGCGATCGTCCCGTCCTCGAACCTGGTGATCATCTGCTCGTCGAGCTCCTTGTACGCCTTCAGCATCTTCTCCGGCAGTGTCGCGTAGCGAGTGGACCTGTACTTCTCGGGCAGCCACGGCGCTGCCTGCGCCTTGGTCACCCTGCGGTAGCGGGCGTCGAAGAAGGAGAAGAACTCGACGGCGTTGTCTTGCCTGAGACCGACGATGTCCAGCCCGCCGAACGCGTTCCAGCTCAGTTGCGCGTAGCGATCGAGGAACGCCGAGCGGACCGGGTACTCGGCAGGCGCGATGGCGTGCATGATAGACCACAAGTCGCCGACATGATTCGCGATCGGCGTGCCCGTCGTGGCGATCCTGCGCGTGACGGACGGGTCGTGCATGACGGCCCAGCAGGCGCGAGTCTGCTGACTCTTCGGGTCCTTCAGCGCCTGCGCCTCGTCGATGAGGACGGATCGGATGACGCCGGTGCCGTTCAACTCCTTTGGGTGCGCGTGGCACTGGGCCGGTTTGACGGCCTCGTCCTCACCGCCGCAGGCGACGCACCGCTTGAGACGGACGCTGCCGTACGGCGCGAGCCTGCTGTGCGAGCG